CCACCTTCTACATGCCCAATTATCCTTATAATGACCTTAGGGCAGACCCCTTTCTTGGGTTTGCTCAAACAGAGCAAGATGATGATGCTCCCTACCTTAAGAGACTTAGGGCTTATGATGAGGAAGATTCTAAACAAAGGTTTACATTTCATTCTCCAGACACCTCCTTTTTTCAGCCAGGGCTTGGCAACATCCTTAAGCTAGAAACAGCTGAATATGGAATGTCAAAAGGGCATTTTCAAGCAGTGCAGGAACATGCCAGATACAAATTCTTAACAAGAGATGCTTATGCTGTAGCAATAGCTGTAGCTCAAGCCCTGGGATTTGCTTCCTCTAAACCTGGTTCCCTTAATTTCTTTTCAGGAGAAGCAGCTATGGCAGGGTTTCAAGTGATGATAGATATTCTTTACAAGAGTATTCCACGTATTAACTACACCTACCAATATAATTCTTTTGGGGACTATACCAATTATCAGGGAGTGCCTAATGACCAGGGAGTGAAAATAAGAAGGGCTGATATAGCAGCATATGCAGCTCCTGGAGTAATTTCTCTATCAGACAATCACCCTATTAACAACTTTCAGAGAGAGAGTTCTGTATATATACGTACTACCAAAGCCCTCCCTTTCCCAGATAGTATAGGAGGGGTGCCACAGGATGTTTCCAGGTGGATACTATCTGATGAAGCTCTTTGTGATAATTTTTCTGTCATCCTGGATAAAGAGATTTCTTCTTATTATGGCTCCATCAAAACTAATTTTGTTAATCAATATGGACAAATAAACTCCTATGAACTTGTAGACACAGGATTTTCTTTCCTCCTCAACCTCTCTTCCCCTATTACAGATAGATTTAAGACAATATTTGGAGGAGATACATTTATAACAAAGTTTGCTTATAAGACAAAACTTCCTTTCTTTATAGACAATAGGGTGAATGCAGATGATGAGAGTGATATTTTCTATAATGAAATAGGAAATGCTGCCTACCCAATATATTGGCTTTCTACAGATGCTGTTTCCCATAGTGCAGGAGGAGGTATATTTAATAAGCTTGACCAATTGTTTGGGGTGAAGGTAAATAATTTTGATTGTAGAGCTGATAAATTCTTTTATCAAAATGGTAAAATATACCTCTTTGCTTATGGCATACCATATTTCTGGACAGAAAGCAGGGTGAATACAGACCTAAGACAGGCATACAATAATAAGGAAGGAGATTTCTTTCCACATGTGGATGAATTCATTCCTGACTTTTGGTTGCAAGAGAAAAATGTTTCCATACAGAATGATAATACATATTGGTATAACAAGAGCTTCTCTAAGCAGAATAAGGAGGATTTTTTCTCCCGTCTACCAGATGACTACACATTGGAAGAATGTACCACTCGTCTTACACACAGGGCTATATATTCTGAACAACAGACAGACCTTGTAAATTACAGGAGGAATAATTGGTTGATATACCGTCCAGCCTCTAAGAAGGACTTCCCTCAGAATTTTGGAAGGCTCATCTCTCTAGACGGACTGGAAAATAAAGCTGTCCTTGCCAGATTTGAGCAAAAGGCAATGCTTTACAACACCCTCCTCACTATCAACACTTCCAATCCTCAGGCAGCCTACCTTGGGAATTCCACACTGTTTGACAGCAGCCCCCCAATAGACTATGCAGAAACAGACATGGGCTTTATAGGAAGTGAGCATAAATTCCTTCTACGCACAGAGTATGGACATATAACAGGAGACTCCAAGAGAGGGCAAATGTTTCTCCTGCAAGGCACCTCAGGAAAGGAAATCACGAATGAGCATGTAAACAAATTCTTCTCTGAACACCTTCCCTTCCAAATTAAGAAGGCATTCCCTTCTATCAACATAGACCAGCATTACAATGGAATAGGGCTACATGGAGTGTATGATGCTATGTATAACAGATTCATTCTTACGAAGTTAGATTATAAACCCCTTCTAGAAGGAATTACATACACAGATAACAAATTTTACTACCAAGAAGAAGAAATACAACTATCAGATACCAACTATTTCTGTAACCACTCCTTCACCATTTCATATGACTTTGATAACCAGGCATGGATAAGTTTCCATTCCTACCTCCCTAATTATTATGTTGGGAATAACAATACATTCTATGCAGGACTCCCTAATAGCATATGGAAGCACAATGCTACATACTCTCTTTTCAATAATTTCTTTGGCTCTATAGCTCCCTACATCATTGAATACCCTTATTACTTCCAAGGCTCGTCTGAAATACTTCAGAACATAAAAGACTACACCAGAGTGTTGGAATATACAAATGAAAGAACATACATACAAACAGATGACACCTATTTCAATAAAGCCATTCTCTATACTCCTCAGCAGTGTTCTGGACTTCTTCTTCTTACGAGAAAGCCCGTTAACAACCTCTCATTATATAACACATTCCCTAAATACAATACAGACTCTAAGGAAATATTATACACAAAAAGCTCGTCATTCTATCAATTCAATACGTTCTGGAGCCTTGTAATAGATAAGAGAGAGCCCCTCTTCATCTCCTCCTGCCAAAACCTTAGCATTTATAAAGAGCTAAATCAAGAGAACATGTCCTACTCTAAGAGGTCATATAAGAAAGAACCCTTGAGGGATAAGGAATTAAAAGTTAGGATGATACTGGATAATACCTCTGGTAGCAAACTAATTTCGGCCTTTACTTTAGCACCCTCTATGAAATCCATAAAATAATGAAGAATGATACAAATATAAACGGTTATATTTATTTAACTATAAACTGGATTACTGGTAAAAAATATATTGGTCAGACTAATGGTAATGAGAATTCTTATATTGGGTCAGGTAGAATATTACTAAAAGCTATTAAAAAGTATGGAAAAGAGAATTTTACTAAAGAAATAATATGTTCCTGCAACAATAGAGAAGCACAGTGACAAAAAAGGTTCCTTATTTATTATATTATGAAGATTAAAATATAAACTAATGCCTGATAAAACCCCTAAGAAGAAGACTACTCAACCAGGCCCAAAACCTCGTAAGCCTATAATTGTCGATAACCCAAATTCGCCTCAACTTAAGGCCTATAATGATAGTTTGAATTTGTATAATAATTACGATAAGAATAGAAACATAATATTATCTGGAAATAAATTTAATACTAATCCTGAAATTAAACCTCCTTATCTAGGACAAAATAGTACTGGGAAAGTTAAAAAGCCAAATCCCAATAATCCTATAACTTTAAAAAGAATAAATAAAGACTTTGCTTTTAATGAAATTAGTAATACTGGATTACCTGAAATTGAAGCCTCGTATAATAAAAAAATAAAGCCTACTGCTACAGAAACCTATACAAGAAAAGAAAGTAAGTATAAAACAGAGGCTGAGTATGATAAAGCTTTTGATAAAATTAAAAGTTTTTCTGAGGGGGCGGGACAAGCTAATTGGATTGGATATGATATTCAAAGATATAAAAAACCAGTACAACCAGTAGTATTACAGAAACCACAACAAGCTCCTGTAAAGCCACCACAAAATAAACCTACTCAAAAATATATAAAACCCCAAGAACAAAAAGACTACCCAATAAGAGGACCATTACCAAAAGCTCAGGCTAAAATAAATATAACTTCCCCTCAGCCATCATTACCACCTATACCACAAGGAGATTATGTATATGGGCCAGCTAATTCAGTAATAGGAATAAACAGTAAGAATGGATTTGTTCCTTGGAGTGATGAGTTTGACCCAACAAGTAATAAGAGCCAGAGGGGAAAAATTAATAAAGCAGACTCAGATTTGCTACAAAACACAGAAGAATTGAAAAAGTATTTAAAAACAAAAGGACTAAAGAATGGTGGAACAATACAAAGTGGTTGGTTACAAAAATATCCTGATGGTGGCACCCTTAAGCCAAAACTTGGAGCAAAGAATGACCCTCTTCGCCCTAAGGGGCTTGGTGTGCAAGCACAGGATAATACTCGTCCTTCCCCCCGTTTCTCTCCTGTGGAGATTAGAGAGATTAAAGAAGCAGAAAGACTTAAGCAGCTTGGTAATAAGCAAACATCTATTTCTTCAGCAAGGCAACAAAGTATCCCACAACAAAAAGCAAACCAACAGAAAAAAGAAGCATATGCTTCTTCTCAACCAAATGCTAAAATTGTTAATGGACAACTAACAGAGAAAAATCCCGGATATAAAATGGATGGCACTCCATTTGGTCCAAATGAAAAAAGATTTGATAAGGGACTTGACCACATAGTGGGGGGATTGGAAGCAGCCTCTATAATAATGCCAGCAGGACAATTGGTAAAAGCAGGAGCAAAAGCTGCTGGAAAATATTTAACAGAGCAAACAGCTTTAAAGAATGCCTATAAACTAAATCCCCTTGCTTTTAAACCTAATCCTGATATGATGTATAGGGGAATAGGAAAAGGAGGTGTAGAGGATGCTCTAGAAAGTGGTGTGTTTAGGGCCAAACAAAATGTTGAGCCTTCTCTATATAAGGGAATTGATATGTCAAAACAATTTAATAGTACATATTATACTCCAAAATTTAAAACTGCTGACCAATATGGGGCAGGGTATATAGCTGAAGTGCCAAAAGATGTTACTGACTTTAGATTACGCTATAAGGGTAAAAGTAATAAAACTTGGAGTCAAATAGCTGATGAAAATATTCCTATAGAAAAGGGGAGAATTTTAAAAAAAGATTGGTTACAAGGATACAAAGAAGTACCAAAACCAAAGGATATAAATAATACTTATTGGAATGGACGCTCTTACCAACAAGGACCTACATCAACTCAGGAAGTATTATCTACTTCATCAGGTATGGATGCATTTTACAAAGCTTTCCCAACAGAGGAAGCTTTCTTTAAAGCCTTTCCAGATGCTGCCCCCAAATTAGCCAAAGGAGGAAAAGACAACTCTGCTTTTAAAGTAAAACCTAATTTTGCTAAGGGTGGCACTATAGATACACATACACATAGTATACCTAAGGATGCTATGGTGCATGATAAGAAGCTTACAAAGAAGCAGAAGAAATTCTTTTCTGATATGTGTGATGCGGCTAACATGAAGAAAGCTGCCTGGGGAGCTTCTCTTGGAACAGACCAATTTGTAGGAGGTCCTGGACCTGTTAATCCCTATCCTCAGGGGTTTAAAATTCCAAAGCTTGATGCTAATGGCAACCCTATTCCAGAAACAGATTCTTCCGGACCAGTGGGGTATCAACCAGGAACTTACCCAAACCAAGTATATAAAGGAGCAATTTCTGGAGAAGGGCTTCCAACTAATCCAGTGTGGAATAATTCCCCCTCTAGTTTGATGTCTCCAGCTCCTCAACCACCTACTAATCCCAACAGACCTAAAACATATGACAACAGAGACTACATTCCAAATAAAGGAGAGGGTAATTTAAACAGAGGACAACTTCCTAATTTAACAACAGGACAACAACAATGGGACCAAACAGCTATACAACCAAAAGCTCCTGTAAATAAGGGACCAGAATTAAAAGCTCCACAATCACAAGGCTTGGAAGGGAGTGGAGGACAACTTTTACAAACAGGACTTATGATGGCTGCTGCCCTAATGCCTAAAGAAAAAATAAGGAGAAGGTATGTACGTCCAGAGGATATGGAATCTTACAATCCTGGGCAATACGGCCATGGAAGTCAAGCTTTGAGTGAGTATGGAAATACATTGAAAGGGAAGAAAAAGAATGCTTTCTGGGGAGCTGTTATAGGAGCTGTGGCTGGAGAAGCTAAGAATAAGAGTAAGAAAGACCTCACCAACCTTGTTAATAATGCACAGGAAGCTGCTGCTCCCCTATTAATGGTGTCTAATCAAGCTCAAGCAGAAGCTGATAGACTGAACAATCTTTATAAATCAGGAGGTGTACAGAATATGGCCAACCTTCAAAATCCTATGGCACAACTTCCTAATCAATACCCCCAACCCTATAACCCTAATGCTCAATATATGGAGCATGGAGGAGAAATGAAATATAACAATGGGGGAGAAGTACAGGTACAAAATTATTACGAAGAAGGTAAAGAGTATGATGTAGATGAAAGGGAATTACAAAGACTTTTAAAAGCTGGGTATGCACTCAAGTATTAGTTCAGGAATTTATAAAATTTCAAATACACTAAATTCTCAATTTTATATTGGTAGTAGTGTTAATATAGAACAAAGATATAAGTACCATTTAACACGATTAAAACATAATAAACATCCAAATATTCATCTACAAAGAGCTGTAAATAAATATGGTATAGAGAACTTTAAGTTTGAAATAATACAAAAATGTCCTAAAGAATATACAGTTAAATTAGAACAATGGTTTTTAGATAATCTCAACCCTACTTATAATATATGTAAAGTGGCTTCTGGCCCTCTAGAATATAGATGTAATGAGGAACAAAGAGTTAAAATTCAATTAAAAGAGAGCACTAAAGTAGGGAGAAGAAAAGTAGCTCTTGAAAAATTAAGAAATACTACTGTTTCTCAAGAAAAAAGATTATTAATTATAAAACTTTTAGAAGAGGGTGTTCCTTATACTCAAATAAGAATAGAAGCAAAAACTTCATGGGATGTTATAGAGTGGATTAAAGAGGAGTATAAAGTGACTTCTTATAGAGATTACTATATTATAGAAAAAGATGATGGATTACTGTTTTTTACTGAGGCTGATGCTTGTAAATCTATAAATGTAACTAAAGGTACTATTAATAAATGTATTAAAAAAGGTTACAAATGCAAAAAACATAGATGGTTTAAAGTTAAAAAATTAAAAGATGAAAATACAGATAATTAAAATGCCTAAAGCTGAAAATGGATTAGTCATTGAGCATGGGGGAGAAGCTGAAATGAAAAGTACAAACCCATTTGGTGGGGGCACCATACAGTTTAATGGCCAGTCTCATGACCAATCTACTAATGGAGATTCTGGAATAGGTGTGTCATGGAACGGTGAGAGGGCAGAAGTTGAGGGTGGAGAAACAGCTTTTAAAGACCAACAGGGAGACCTTAAAATAATGGGCAACCTTGTCAACCCTTTAACAGGGAGGAAATATAAAGATGACCTTAAGAAGATAGCTAAGAAAGAACAGAAAGCTCAGAAATTCCTGGATAAGGGAACTCTCTTGCTAAATACAGCAAATCCTGATGACCCTTGGGAAGCTCTTGCTTTCAATGCTGGAAAAGCTATGACAATAGGGGGAACTAAGAAACAGAAACAACTCTCAGAGATAAAAGAACATTTAGGAAATATGCAGGAAGCCCATCTTGAAACAGCTAAGGAAAAGAAAATGTCCCCAGAGAAACTCTTTAAGGATGGAGGAACTATGTATGCTAATGGAGGGACAGTTGGAGACCCAGTTCTATTTGTATATAAAGGAAAGAAATATACAATGGAAGAACTAAAGAGAGTTACTGGTTTGTCTCATACACAGATTGCTGATAAAATAATAGGTACAAAGGATGGGGACCCAGAGGGTATTACTCGATATGAAACCGAATACAAACGTGTGAGTGATGGTAGTATAATATCCGAATATGAAATAAATAATTTTACCCCAGGATTACAAGCATTTATGAGAAAACAGATAGCCAATGGAGATTATATTTTAATACCTAATGACTTGCCAAGGTATGAAGGGGTTAAAAATGAGACCCCAGCTACAAAACAAACTTCAGATTTTACACCTATAAATACTACTGGAGACCCTATATATGAAGCTATGGTGAAGAAGGCTGCTGAGAAGTATGGGGTGAGCTATGATAGAATTAAAAGAATGGTGGAACTTGAAAGTGGATTTGTTCCAGGACAGGAATCTAAAATTGTTAAAAAAGGGAAACAGGTAGCAGGAGCATTAGGATTAATGCAGATGATGGAGGCTACAGGTAAGGATTATGGACTTACAAGAAATGAATTATTATCTAAAGACCCTAAGGATATTGAAAAACAAATAGAGGCTGGAGTTAAACATTTTGCCTATTTAAAAAAGAAATTTAATAATAATGAGGACTTAGCCACATATGCTTATAATATGGGAGAGGGGAACTTAATGAAGTTTGTTAAATCTTCTGGAAAGAAGTTAGAAGATTATACTGTA